AATGATTTATTAAAAATACATGGACATGCTTATGAATATCATGGTGAGAAGAAAAAAACATTTCATGGAATACAAAACGATTCTAAATCTTAAATGTCTAAAAATAAAAAAAATATATCATATCATATAAAAAATAATTATAAAAAATATTCATCTGTTAATGGTTACCAATTTTGGGCTAAAGATAAACAAGATGCTAAAGAATACTGCAATCAAATGAATTGGGTAATAGGGAATCTCAATGAAAAAAAAGAATAGTATTACTAAACATGATATAAGAAGAAGACTAAAATCAAATGAAATTGCTATGTTATCTATGGTTGATAGAATATCTACAATTGAAAAAGTATTTAATCATTTTATTGAAATGGAAAACTTAGAAAATAAATTTAAAAAGTTTTTAGATGGCAAATATAAACAGTCAGAACATAAACAAAGCTGAAGAGGCTCTTCAATTAGCTCATAAAGACCTTATATCATTTGGTAAGTTATTTTTACCAGATGATTTTATGCGAAGCGAAACTCCATTTTTTCATTATGAAATTTCAGATGCAATAGATAATAAAAATATAAAACAAACTGCAATTATTGTTCCTAGAGGACATGGAAAAACAGTCCTTACTAAAGCCTCTATAATTAAAGATTTTGTATTTGCTACAAAAGAAAATTTTTTATTTTATGCTTGGGTTTCTGCTACTCAGAAGCTTAGTGTTGGGAATATGGATTACATTAAACATCATCTAGAGTTTAATGATAGTATAAAATATTACTTTGGCCCAATGCGAGGCAGAAAATGGACAGAAGAAGATATTGAGCTTACAAACGGCTGCAAACTTATTAGTAAAAGCAATGTCGCAGGAATTAGAGGAGGAGCAAAACTCCACAAGAGATACGACCTTATCGTTCTTGATGATTTCGAACACGAAGCAAATACAATCACAAAAGAAGCTAGGGATAAGAACGCTAATTTGGTTACCGCTGTGGTATATCCTGCTATTGAGCCTCATACTGGTCGGTTGCGTGTTAATGGCACTCCCGTTCATTATGACTCTTTCATTAACAATCTTATTAACAATCATGCAAAGTCTAAAGAAAATAAAAAAGAATTTTCTTGGAAAGTAATTACTTACAAAGCATTACTTGATGAAAGCACTCCATTATGGGAATCATTTTTTCCATTATCTAAAATAAAAGAAAAGAAAAGATTTTACGCAGATTCGGGCCAACCTCAAAAATTTTATCAAGAATATATGATGGAAGTTATGAGTGAAGAAGATTCTATATGGCGTAGAGAACATATTAGATATTGGGATGGGTATTATAAAAATGAAGAAGGATTTAATTATATAATAAAAAATGGAGACAATATTCCAATTAATACATTTATAGGATGCGACCCAGCAACAGATATTGATACAAAGCATAGTGATTTTTCTGTTATTATGGTTATAGGAATTGATGGAAATAATGAATTATATGTATTAGAATATGAAAGACATAGAAGTATTCCAACAATAGGGTCTAAAAATCCAGACACTGGTGAATTACTTGGAAAGAAAGGAGTTGTAGATATAATCTTAGAATTACATCAAAAATATAATTGTATGTCATCTACAGTAGAAGACGTTGCAATGAATAGAAGTATATTTCAAGCTATGAATGATGAAAGAAGAAGGATTAATAAATACGATATTGCAGTTATTCCAGAGAAACCTGGTGGAACACAGAAAAGAAATCGCATTTATTCTGGACTTGCGGCACGTTTTAGTACAGGAACAGTATATTTACGCAAAAATATGTTTGATTTAATTAATGAAATCCTTACTTTCGGGCCGAAAATGGCTCACGATGACACAATAGAGAGCCTTTATTATGCGCAAGTACATGCTTTTCCTCCAAATATGAAAAAAGACAAAGTAAAAAGAAAATGGTTTTCTCCTAAAAGAAAAGCAAAAAGTTGGGTAACGTCATAATGGCTGGTAAAAGCACACATAAAATACAAAATCCTAAAAGCATGAAAAAGTCATCATTGGAAACAAGGTCTAATATGGGTTCTTCTCAAGTAGACGTTGGAGGTCCAAAACATTCTTATTGGCAATCTTTTATGCCAAAAATAAAATCATTTTCACCTAAAAAATTAAATGCTCTTTATTCTCAAAAGAAAAAATAATGTATAAATTTGGAAAAAGAAGCAAGAATAGATTAAAAGGCGTTGATGTAAAACTTGTAAATGTACTTAATGAATTAATTAAAATTATGGATGTTACAATTATTGAAGGATTGCGGAGTGAGGAGCGGCAACAGGAACTACTAGCACAAGGGAAAACGAAAACCAAGTATTCCAAACACATAAAAGGAAAAGCTGTTGACCTCGCTCCTTACCCGATAGATTGGAACGACAGAGAAATGTTTCATTATATGGGTGGAATGTTAAGAGGTTTAGGAAAAGCAATGGGTGTTAATATCCGTTGGGGGGGCGATTGGGACTCTGATGGGGATATAAACGATAATAAATTTGATGATTTAGTTCATGTGGAGATAAAAGAATAATGGCAAGACAATCTAAAAAACTTGTACAAAACGTTATAAGTCTTTTTAATAAAGCAAATTCAAGTGAAAGACAAAAATGGCAAGCAGATTCTCAAAAAAATTATGAATTTTTCTTAGGTGACCAATTAACATCTACTGAAAAAGAAGATTTGCAATCTGCTGGGATGCCAGATTTTGTAATTAATAGGATTACTCCAGTAATTGAAATGATGAAATTTTTTGCAACTGCTAATAATCCTAAATGGCAAGCTGTCGGAGTAGAGGGAAGTGATGCAGATGTAGCTGCCTTGCATGCTGACGTAGCTGATTATTGTTGGTATAACTCAAATGGCAATAGTATTTATTCAAGTGTTATTCAAGATTCTCTTGTAAAAGGAATTGGATATATGCAAGTAGATATTGACCCAGACCAAGATAGAGGATTAGGAGAGGTGGTATTTAACTCAGTTAATCCTTTTGATGTATATGTAGATCCAACTTCTAGAGATTTTTTATTTAGAGATGCTAGCTATATAATTGTAAAAAAAGATATGCCTAAAGAACAATTAATGAGATTGTTCCCAGATGATAAAAGAAAAATAAAATTAGCTCAAACTAGCAATTTAACTAATAGTGATTATAGTCAAAGAGACATTACAGACAGTGAGGTAATATTTAATTCTGATGTAAAAAATTCAGCATATACTAAAGATGGAGATAATGATGAAATTATAGATTATTATGAATCTTATTTTAAAGAAAAAATTGCTTATATAAATCTTTTTGTTAATATGCCTCCTTCTGGTATTGAAATGCAAGAAATACAAAAAGAAGTAGAAGAAACATTGTCAAATCTAAAAAAAGAAATGACAGTTCAATTAGAAGAACAAAAACTTCAATTATTGCAATCAGTTGAACAAGGGGAAATGATAGAGCAAAGAGCTATATTGGAAATTGAAAAATCTGAAAAATCTATGAACACTGAATTAGAACAAAGAAAAACAGTTCTATTAAGTCAAATGGAAGAATCTAGAACAAGAGTCGAAAATAAAGTTGTTACTGAATTTGAATACAATATAATGAAAGAAGATGAAAATCTTATTGTTAATATAGTTGATGCAGTAAAATTTTATGAAAATAGAATAAAATTATGTATAGTGGCTGGAAACAAATTATTATACGAAACAATATTGCAAATAAAAGAATATCCAATAGTCCCATTTGTATACCAACATACAGGGACTCCTTTTGCATTGGGTGCTGTTTCTCCATTGGTAGGGAAACAAAAAGAATTAAATAAAGCTCATCAAATAATGATTCATAATGCAAACTTAGCTTCTAATCTTAGATGGATGTATGAAGAAGGCTCAGTCCCCGAAGAAGAATGGGAAAAGTATTCATCATCTCCCGGTGCATTATTAAAGTATCGACAAGGATTTTCTGCTCCTCAACCAGTTCAACCATTACCTCTTAATTCTGCTTTTTATGGAATAACTGAAAATGCTAAACGAGATATGGAATATACTTCTGGAATTTATTCCTCTATGCAAGGAGACACAGGTTCTTCTCCAGAAACGTATCGTGGATTATTAGCAATGGATGAATATGGTACTAGAAGAATAAAAGCTTGGATGCAAAATATAATAGAACCCTCTTTAGAACATCTAGGTAAGATATTTAAAGATTTTGCACAAGATACATATAGGGCTCATAAAGTATTTAGAATAGTGCAACCTAATAATATTGATGAAGAAAAATCAATTGAAATAAACGTACCTATATTTAATGATTATGGAGAGTCAATTAAAAAATGGAATGATTACGCATCTTCTCAATTTGATGTTAGAATAATAGGTGGTTCTACATTGCCATTAAATAGATGGGCTTTATTAGAAGAATATTTCAAATGGTATCAATCTGGATTAATAGACGATATAGCAATGATAGCAGAAACAGATATAAGAAATAAAGAAGCTATAATTAAAAGAAAAAGTGTTTATATGCAATTAAGAGGACAATTAGAAGAAATGCAAAACTTAATGGTAGACAGAGAAGGGACTATTGAAACATTAGAACGTCAATTAGTTCAATCTGGTATAAACGATAAAGTAAAAGATGCTGATATTAAAATGAAAAAAGATTTACTTGAAAGCGAAACTGCACAAAGCATGCTTCGCAATAAACTAAAAAATGATACTTCTATGAAAATAAAAGAGCTAGGCATGGCAGTAGCTGATGCTAAGAAAAAACAAAAATAAAATAGTTTACATTTTTGTATGTTGTATTATAAATTAAGGAGTAATTATGACTGATACTAAAACAGACAACCTAGATGCAGATATTTTTGCAGATAGCCCTGTCGAAAGTGCAGTTCCAAACGCTGACGATTTTTTTGAAGCTCTTGACCGAAAGGTAAATCAAGGGATACTGGAGCCAGAAGAGACCACGGTGCAAAATGTTCAACAATTAAAATCCGAGATAACCTCAGAAATGAGTCCTCAACAAAATTTTAATGAAGAGCATAATTGGGAAAAAAGGTATAATGATTCAAGCAATGAAGCGAGAAAATTAAATACAGAGCTAAAAACTCTTGAACCTTATGTACCTATTCTCAATGCAATGAAACAAGACCCGAATTTAATTTCTCATGTTAGAAATTATTTTGAAGGTGGTGGTGTAACCCCAAAAAGTGTCAAAGAACAACTTGGCCTTGATGAGGATTTTATTTTTGACCCAGACGAAGCTGTAACTGATAGTAAATCTAGTTCAGCTCAAGTGCTTCAAACTGTCATTGATGGTGCAGTTCAAAGAAAGTTAACTGGATTTGCAGAAAATCAGCAAAAAATTGCTGATACTAAAAATTCAGAAAATGCTTTTAAAGAACAGCATAAAATGTCAAATGAAGAATGGAATGATTTTGTCGAATACGGCAAAAAAAGAACATTAACCCTTGATGATATTTATTTTTTAAAGAATAGAGATAATCGTGATAAGCAAGTTGCTCAATCAACTCGACAAGAAATGAAAGAGCAAATGCAAAGAGTTAGAAATAAACCTCAATCAGCAGCCAAGACAGGTAGTCAAGGGACTCCTCAAAAGTCCACTGATGACAATATCTTTGATTCAATTTTGGGAATTGACAAAGAACTGGATTCAGTATTTGGATAAAATATTGATGACAAAACTAAATAAGGTAATAAAATGGCTGATGATATTTTTGGCATATCCGATTCTACTAGTTTAACTGAAAGTACCGCGGGTATAGTAGACCCGTCCGGTTCCCTCAGTACTGGTGACCTTCGGAGACGATATAACTTTGGAGACAGAGTCAGCGAATTAGCAATTGCACAAGACCCATTTTTTAGGTTTGTGTCTAAATTAGCTAAAAAGCCGACTGATGACCCTCAGTTTAAATTCACAGAAAGACGACCTTCTTATCATAAACGATATGCTTATGTTGTTGCTCATGGAACTTCTATTGGAGGAATGAGTGCAACTGAAGCTACGGTTACGGCAAGTGATGTCGCAGAAGCAGATACTTACTATGTAAGGATGATGACTGATTACAAGAACGATGGAAACATTGGTCAAGTATATGGTTCTTCAACTGCTTTAAGAGTAGGTGCAAATGGAACAAGACCGGAATTTTTTCTTCCCGGTTCTTTAGTTAAGGTTCCTATGCATGGGACAGCAGCAGCTGCAACAGCAGCTAATGCATTTCAAGTCGATGATTATATTGTAGGAAGAGTAGAAGAAGTAACTTCAAATACTGAAGGTTCGGCTTCCGCTAGCAATAATTCTGTTGATTTGAAACTTACAATAGTAAGAACTCTCGGAACTGCAACAAATAATGAACTTGCAGGTTGGGGAGCAGGTGGAACTGCAAATAAACCTCTAGATGAAACTACAGACGATGTTTCAGCAGTTGAATGGAAAGGTTTTAAAATTCCTACTCAGCTTGAAAAAGCTCGTGCTTATGTAGTTGGTAATTCTTGGGGTCAAGGAAGTGGTTACCCAGAAACTTGGAAAGATAATCCTTTTTCAACTGGAAGTGGATTAACTCAAATTTTCAAGACTGCAATGGCAATGGATAATACTACAAGAGCAACTGTTCTTAAGTATGAACCTAACGAATTTGCAAGAATCTGGCGTGAAAAGTTAATTGAGCATAAATGGGATATTGAAACATCTATGATGTTTGGTAATCAGTATACTGACGCAGCAGGTATTCAATATACTCAAGGTGGTGTAGATTATGTACTAAGCTATGGTAATCAATTTAGCTTAACATTAGCTACAAAAACTCAAGATGATTTTCTTGATGACATATCTCAATACTTAGACCCACGATACAATAACACTTCAGCTACAGTATTCTTTTGTTCTACAGAAGTTTACAATTGGTTGCATAAGTTAAGTGGATACTTTGCTAATAATGTTGGTTCAGTCCAACCATTTACTGGCGGTACTGCAGACACAACTGCATCTGATTCAACTAAGAGTGTAGGTCGTGCAAGTATGGATTTACTTGGCAAGAAAAAAGCATTTGGAGTTGATATTACAGTTATTTCTACACCGTATGGTGATATGAATGTAGCTCGTAATGTTCACCTAGATGGTTCTCCAGTTAAGATATTTGCTTGTAACATGAGAAATTGTGCATACCGACCATTGGCTGGTAATGGACTAAGTCGTGATACAGCAATATACGTTGGAGTTCAGACTCTTGAAAATAGTGGCGTTGACCGAAGGGTTGACTTAATCCAAACAGAAGCTGGGATGGAATGGCAAATGCCAGAATCTCATGCGGTCTGGGTTTAAAGGAGGTATGAATCATGGCTAATCCATTATACGGACAAAACAAAGCTGATGATAAGTTAGACTTGCTGAAAAGTGGGAAAAACTTAGGTGTAAAAACCTTAACCGCTGCTACAACTTTAACCGCTGATGATGCAGGTAAATTAATCTGTGTTAATGCAGCGGCTATTGCAGTTACTTTACCAACTGCCGTAGCAGGAGCAGTATTTGACTTTGTGTTCTTTATAGACACTACCGCTGGAGCTACTATTGTAGCTTCTTCTGGTGATTGTTTTTTTGGAACGCTTACAGTTAATTCAGCTACTAAAACTAAATCTAGTGCTCAATCTATTGCTCACGCTGCAGCTATTGGAACAGTAGCTAGTTATGATAATCTGGACTTTGTTCATGATTCTCAAACTCTAGGTGGCAAAGCTGGAGATAGTGTTAGATTAATTGCTGTAGATGATACTGCATGGATGGTTAACGGAGCTTTAATGACTGATGGTAACGACCCAGACGCTATCGCAGCTATTAACGCAGGTTAATCACTTACAGTTAATATAAACAATATATGGGGGACTTCGGTCCCCTATATATAAACTAAAATAAAATATGGCAATTACAAGTATAGAAGCAGACATACAAAATATAACTGGAGTTGCAGATGCAAATTCTCAATTTATTATTTCTGCACAAAAGTTTGTAGTATCTAGCATACCAAAAAATTTATTAAAATGGGCATCTACTGAAACTGTACCATCTACTCATGGTGGAGATAATGACCCTCAACAAGTAACTCTTCCAGTAGGAACAGATAATATAATATCAGTTAGAAGAGATTCTTTTTCAGCTATGGAAGTATCTGTTGAAGAAAGAGGATTTATTGATAATAATTCAAGTTTAAAAAAAGCAACAAGTGTTTTTCCTAAATATTATATAGCTGATGGAAATAGAATAATTGCAAAACCAGACCCAGACAATACATATAAAATTTATGTAATGTATATTGATTTTTCTAAATTAGACGATGATAGCGATTTAAGAAATGCAATTATTTACAGAGCGTGTTCAAGTGAATTTGGTAAATTAGCATCAGCTCAAAATAGTGCATTTGAAACAGCTATTACATACATGAAAGCGGCTTTAGACCAAGCGGAAGAAGCTGGTGATAAATTTGAAGTAGCTAATACAGCATCTGTATTTGGAGATACTGCAACATTTGATGCTACTAATAGTCAACTTACAAGAGTAAAAGATGCAATGGATAAAGTTACATTATTAATTGAAACTGATAAACCAGCAAGCAATTATGATGCTCATGATTTATTGCAATCTGAAGACATTGAACTTTTACAAGGAAACTTATCAATTGTAAATGCTGAAATGAGTAGAGCTCAAGCACATTTACAAGAATGGTCCTCTATTGGAGATATGAGAATAAAACAAATTAATTCTGCATTATCTGAAGCTCAAGGATATAGTTCTGAAGTTTCTACTAGATTATCTCAATCACAAAATTACTTAGCACAATCAAATCAATATTATCAATGGGCTACTATGGAAATAAAACAATATGTAGAAAGCAATATAAAAACTGATTTAAAAAAAGCAGCTACAACTCAAATGGCTACATCGGGTAAATAACATGACAATATTAGAAATAATGGAAAGAACTGGGACAAAAGAAACTTCTCTTGCAATTGCATATATAAAAGATGCAATACATTTAATACAATCAAATTCTAAAGAAAAAGTTAAAATTAATAAACAAGACCTTATTAAATCATCTGATTCTAATGATAATGTTTATCAATTGCCGGCTGACATGATTGCTTTAGAGTATGTAAGTATAAAAGATACTAGCGATGGCAAATATAAAAGAATAAAAAGATTAGTAGCTCCTCCATCTTATTTACTTGAGGACACATCCCCATGAGTAAATATGTAGATAGGGAATGGTTTTATTATTTAAGAGGAAGAGAATTACTATTATATAAATTATTGGGAGGTTCTTCTAACGAAAGAATAACTCAATCTGGAGTATTAAAAACTCAGCAAAATGAATTAATGTATCCAGATGAAGATATTTCTGATGGTTTAAGAATTGAATACACATCTTTAAGCGAACCATTTGTAAAAGAAGCATTAGAGGATACAAATATTGTAATGTCTGGAATTACATTTTCAGCAATAGCAGCTTCTAATAGAATAGCAGATAGCGGAAGTGGATTTACAACTTCTAAATTTTTAGCCAACGATGCAATTAGAGTACAAGGTTCTTCTACTTTTGATGGTGATTATACTATATCAAGTAGAGATAGTTCATCTGCATATATAGTTCTTAATGAAAATATATCTGCTAATGAATTAGTTGGAGAAAGAATTACTATTACTCAAATACCATCAGAAGATTCAACTCCTAGTGAAACATCTCATCCAAATCTTAATAGAATGTTAAGTTTAGCATTAGTAGATTATTTAAAAGCTATGGAAGCTGATAAAATAGGCGATATACAAAGAAAAGAATATTACATAAAAGAATTTTATGGTAAATTAGGCGATAACGAAAGCAACAAGAGGAAAATATCAATGACATTTCCTTCTGGTCCTTTTGCAGTAAGATAAAAATTAATAGTTGTATAAGGAGACATCTCGCCTCGCAAGACAACTAAAACAACAAAGGAGACAACATGGCAAACCTTCAAACTCACAGAGCACACGAATCTTTAAATGTAGATACAGCGGCAGGATGGGATACTCAAACAGCATTAACAGCCGCAGTAACTGGCGGAACAGCAGTAGAAAAGGACGTTAGTTCTTTCAATCAGATAGGTGTTTATTCAGTAAGTGCTGATATACATTTTAGTTTTGCTTCTGCGTCTGGGGCTACAATAAGCACTAGTAACGATTTAATCTTACCAGCTCAAACATTAACATTTTTAAAAGTACCTAAAGCATTGGGTTCTACTGTCTACTTTGTCACTACTAGTGCAACAAGTGCGACATCATCAGTTAAAATTATAGGAATGTAGATATGGCTTATGCAACTTCAATTTCAAAAAATTTAAGCGCAGGCGGAACAATATCTGGTGATGTAACCATTACAGGTGATTTAACTATACAGGGAAGTAATACAAACGCAAATTATGATGAAATTCTGCAAGGTAATTTAAGTATTACTGGTAGCGCTAATATGTACATATCTATTGACTCTACGCAGACAAATGGTGATGAATGGCAGATAATTAATGCGGTTAGCGGAAGCGACTCTCAGCTACAATTTAAAAATGTAGATGAAACTACATATCCTCTCGTATTGCAAGGAACTAGTGTTGGAATTGGAGCTACCACCGTTGATACTACGTTGCATATTGAAAGAAGTGTAACAGCTACTAACAATTTGACTTTTGGCATAAAGATGGAAGACCCAGTTATGAGTGGGGACGACCATTTAGGAATATTGTTCTCTGGACGAACAGACAACGCTGGTGGGAAAGCATATATTGGATTTAAAAAAACAGGAAATAATGGCGTTGGTGATATAGTTTTTTATAATGATGCTGCTGGGGATGATAGCACAGTCACTGTTGATGATAATGTGATGGTTTTTAATAAGTTTGGCAATTTAGGAATTGGAGCAACGCCAAATTCATTTCACGCAGACGAGACATATTTACAAATAGGTGCAACAGGCGGTATCTTTGCCTCAACTGCATCGGGCGTAGCAAATAGTATATGGATTGGGCAGAATGTTCAACATGATACAGACGGTAGCTGGGATACAATTATAAACAATGAATCATCTATATATGAACAAAGTAATGGTGTCCATTATTTTTATACAGCTCCCGCTCATGCAACTAATTCTGCATTAATTATAAATATGAAAATCGATGCCAACTCCCGAATCTCGCTAAGTAATAATGATGGTGGTGGAGTAAACAATACAGTTTTTGGACACAATGCCTTTGCTGGTGCTGATTCTGGTGCTGATGGAAATACAGCAATAGGAGACGCTGCACTTTTTGCTGGTAACATAGCTGGGCAAGATAATAATACTGCAGTTGGTTTTCAATCTGGATTTAATTCTGAAGGTTCTGGAAATGTTTGGATAGGTAAGGATTCTGGAAATGCAGCAAGCAACAGCGATGGCTCTAATAATGTTGGAGTTGGTCTTGATTCATTGAAAGTAATTAGTTCGGGGTCAGAAAACGTTGCTATCGGTAAAGGAGCTGGGGCGGCAATCAATACTGGTAGTTCAAATACAGCTCTCGGTAAGGATTCTTCAGCAGCGATGACAGATGGACATAATAACGTAGCCATAGGAAATAACTCACTCGAAGCCTCTACCTCTGTAGGATATGCAGTAGCTATTGGTAATGATGCAATGGTTAATG